AGGCAGGTACAGAATCTGCTGCGTTATACGATTCACTCAACGACCAATCTTGTCCAGATGTGGTGACAGTGTATGTGCCAGCACCAGAGGTAGCACCACCCATCGTGCCCGCCGTGATGTTAGCACCAGCAGCAGAATAACTACCACCAATTCTTACAGCAGTGGTGCGAGCAGCATCAACGGTCAGTTGAACGCTAGAAGCATGTTTAGTAACAAGACCACCAGCGTATGCAGGTGTTGCCATCAAAATCATTACAATGGGAAGAAGTTTACGCATTTTTCCATTGATAATAGTCCTATCTATATGTAGGTGAGGACAACCTTACACAATTGTTCGGTTCTATACACATTCAGTGTACGACTGGGTTTGATAAATAAAATCGGTCGCCTTCGGGGACCACACAACGAATCTCGCTTTCAAAGGAGAACTACAATGACTGGACTGAGAAAATTCAGTACGAAAGATCTTAATGCCGTGGTAGATGCTGTTGAAAGGTACAGCGTCGGACTAGATGATGTCTTCTATAGACTACACTCATATGGTATGGGATCAGTAAACGAGGCATATCCCCCTTACAATCTCGTGAAGGAATCCGAGGTCAAGTGGCGGATTGAAATGGCACTTGCTGGCTGGTCAAAGGATGAGGTGGAGGTTAGCACCGAGAGTAACGTCCTTCTAGTCAGATCTAAGGCAGCGAAGGCAAAAGGTGAAGAGGAGTATCTTCATCGTGGAGTATCAACCCGTACCTTCGCTAGAGGATTCAACCTGAGTGATGATGTTGAAATCGGAAAAGTTACTTTCAATAATGGGATGCTTGTGATAGAATTACGGAAGATCATCCCCGATCACCAGAAGCTAAAGGTCTATGACATTTCTGAAACCCTATCTGAAAGCACTGATTCATCCGATCACTCAGATTAACGCACTGTTTATTGGGTTCATGATCTTGGTGAGCATGTTACATAATCATGCTCACTACACTATGGAAGTTGACGCGGACAGTTACGTCCGCAACTTCTGCAGAAAGAACTCTGATTACTGCTCAAGACTGGTTGACACTGACGAGTATTGATGCTATGATTAACAAGTTCTCAAAGGGACACCCATAAGACTCAGTTATGAGAATCATCATAGATTGTCATAGTTGATACGGTTTCCCCACCTCTTTTTGGTGTCCTAATGAGTCTAAATAAATGATCCGATGCAAATGTAACGGATTACAACAGAGACTAGTCGGGTCTCTTTTCATCTGCGGGTAACCATTCCGCAAGTAACTAAAGGTATTTCAAATGATCAAATCTGTATTCGCAGCTGCCGCTGCTGCTCCTCTGTTCGCTGGTGCTGCCCTTGCAGGTCCTTATGTGAACGTAGAAGCTAACTCTGGTTTCACTGGCTCGGACTACACTGGCACGAACACCGACCTCCACGTTGGTTACGAAGGTGCTCTGGGTGAGTCTGCTTCGTACTATGTTCAAGCTGGTGCTACCGTCAAGAGCCCCGATGGTGGCGATGTTGACACCGTTCCTTCGGGTAAGGCAGGTCTGGGTGTTGCTCTGAGCGACAGCCTGGGTGCTTATGGTGAAGTTTCCTTCCAAGGTTCTGGTTCTGCCAGCGTTGACCGTGGTTACGGCACCAAAGTGGGTCTGAAGTATTCCTTCTGAACCCCTGAATAAGTTCACTATATAGTGTGAACTGAAGAGACTCCCACTGGGGGTCTCTTTTTATTGGAGAAGATATGAACTTTTTTTATAACTGTACTCCTCCAGGATATAGTGGTGAGCGTGAAATCTTGACAGTAGAACTTCCTGCCAGTATGATGGAGGATGTTCTAGAGTATGCCAGGAACATTGCGTATCAAAATGATACCCACTCTTCCCGTGTCCTCAAGGATATCGTAAACGAATCTGTAAACATTATTAGTCATAAGAACTATGTCCGTAAAAATCGCAAGACTAAAAAGCGGTGAAGATGTCATTGCTGATGTAAAAGAAGTGAGTGCGAAGGATGATCCTAATAAGGTAGCAGTTGCGTTCCAGTTTACTGAACCGTATACTGTTATCCTTGAGGACTCTGAAGAGATGGAAATGGCAATGTGGGGTGAAGGTCTCGTTACTGACGATGAGGCAGAGGTTACCGATGAGGTTTTCCTTGATGAAGAAGGTAACCCAGAACCACAATTGACCGATACTAATGCTGAGGAAGCAAAGCAACCCACTCTGATCCTGTATCCGTGGTGCCCCTTAGCACGCAATCGTGAATTCTATTTGAGAATTGATGAAGTTGTCACTGTGTATGATCCTCATACTCAAGTGATTGATAAGTATACTGAACTCCTGGAGGACAAAAAGCGTGTCAATCAAAGTAGTGCTTCTTAAGAATGGTAAACTCAACGATTATATGATCGGAAAAGTTGAGGAACTGGATGAAGAACCAGCACTGTTCATTGAGAATGCATATCGCATCATTGATGGTGTATTTGAGAAATATCCCAAATACACCAGTCAACGTGATCTGTTCTTGACATCCGACTCAATCTTTACTATAGTGGATCCGAGCACCGAGATCCTAACCAAGTACGAGACCCTGTGAGTTTTTATACCAACGTCCAACTGATCGGCAATACTATCCTCTACCGAGGATACGAAGGTGGTGAGCGAGTTCAGTATCGTACTGAATTCTCTCCCACCCTTTTTATTACCAGTAACAAGGAAGAGAAGTATAAGACTCTTACTGGTCGCTATGTTAAACCGATCAAGTTTGAGAACGCTCGCGATGCCCGAGAATTCACCGCCAAGTATGACGGTGTAGAGGGTGTTGAAGTTCATGGTTATGATCGCTTCCTTTACCAGTTCATCTCTCAGAACTTCCCTAAGGAGGTGGACTATCATATGGACCAGATGCAGATCATCACGATTGACATTGAGGTTGCATGTGAGAATGGATTTCCCGATGTAGAGTCTGCCTCTGAGGAAATGCTTTGTATCACGATTCGTGATATGAATACTAAGAAGTATATTGTATGGGGTACTCGCGAGTTTGAATGTGAGCATGAGCATTACATTTTCAACACTGAGAATGAAATGCTGTCTCACTTCATCAACTGGTGGGCACAAAATACTCCTGACATCATTACAGGATGGAACTGTAACCTGTACGATATCCCGTACATTTGCCGCCGTGTGAGTCGTGTTCTGGGTGAAAAGTGGATGAAGTCCATGTCCCCCTGGAACAAAGTTGACGAGGAGGAGGTGTACATCCAAGGACGTAAGAACACTTACTTTGATGTCAAAGGAGTTTCTATCCTGGACTACCTGGATTTGTATAAGAAGTTCACTTATACGAACCAGGAATCGTATCGTTTGGACCACATTGCATTTGTAGAACTGGGTCAACGTAAGTTGGACCACAGTGAATATGACAATTTCAAAGACTTCTATACCCGTGACTGGCAGAAGTTCATTGACTACAACATCAAAGACGTGGAACTGGTAGACCGTCTAGAAGATAAGATGCGTTTGCTGGAACTGGCTTTGACTATGGCGTATGACGCCAAGGTCAATTTTGAAGATGTCTACTCGCAGGTGCGTATGTGGGACACCTTGATATATAATTATCTCAAACCAAAGAATCTCGTAGTTCCTCCTAAACAACGTGCAAACAAAGATGAGAAGTATGCTGGTGCGTACGTCAAAGAACCTATCCCTGGTCTTTATGAGTGGGTGGTCAGTTTTGACCTCAACTCCCTATACCCTCACCTCATTATGCAGTACAACATCTCGCCAGAGACGTTGGTGGAAACTAAGCACCCGTCAGCAACCGTAGAACGTCTGCTGAATCAGGAGATTGAGATTACTGGGGACTATGCTGTTTGTGCCAACGGTGCTCAGTATCGTAAGGACATCCATGGTTTTCTGCCAGAGATGATGCAGAAGATCTACGATGAACGCAAACAGTACAAAAAGTTAATGCTCGCTGCTAAAAAAGAATATGAGTCATCTCCGTCCGTGGATGTTCAAAAGCAAATCTCGCGATTTAATAATATACAAATGGCGAGAAAGATACAACTTAATTCCGCCTATGGTGCCATCGGAAACCAATACTTCCGATATTACAATCTGGCAAATGCTGAAGCGATTACCCTCTCGGGTCAAGTCAGCATTCGCTGGATTGAAAACAAAATGAATGGTTACCTTAACAAAATTCTAAAGACTGAAGATGTTGACTACGTTATTGCCTCAGATACTGACAGTATCTATCTTAATCTGGGTCCTTTGGTTGACATTGTATACGCAGGGCGAGAGAAAAATCATAAAAGCGTGGTCGCGTTCCTTGATAAGGTGTGTTCGTTGGAACTTGAACCGTTTATTGACCGCTCTTATCAAGCCCTGGCAACGTATGTTAATGCGTACGACCAGAAGATGCAGATGAAGCGTGAGACCATCGCTAACAAAGGCATCTGGACTGCTAAGAAGCGATACATTCTCAACGCCTGGGACATTGAGGGGGTCCGATTCAGTGAACCCAAACTGAAGATCATGGGTATTGAAGCAGTGAAGTCATCCACACCTGCTCCCTGCCGTCAAAAGATTAAGGACGGACTCAAGGTGATCATGCAACAGGATGAAGAGTCTGTACAGAAGTTTATCGCTGACTTCCGTGAAGAGTTTAAGTCTCTGCCACCTGAAGATATTGCATTCCCTCGTGGTTGCAACGGTATCTCTAAGTGGTCTAACCCTGTCACTCTGTACAGTAAGGGAACTCCAATTCACGTTCGTGGAGTGATCCTATATAATCACTACATTAAAAAGAACAAACTCACCCACAAGTATCCACTAGTGAAAGATGGTGAGAAGATCAAGTTCATCTACCTTAAGACTACAAACAAGATT